GTGTTCGCCGTGGCCACGTGGCCCCAGACACCGAGCCAGACGGACTTGACCTGGTACTGGAAGTCCAGCCGGCGCGGGGCGGTGGCCCAGCCGTGGACGTCGCCGGAGTTGAACAGGTACGAGGAGCCGTCGCCGCCGTTCGCGACCTCCAGTGCCCAGGCCGGGCGGGCCCGCAGCGAGCCGATCTGGATGTAGGAGAAGTCCGGCGCGGTGGTGCCGTTCGCGTTCTGCGGCGCCACGATCGGGTACAGCTTCCGCCCGTCGTCGTCGACCGCACCGGCGAGCGCACCGTACAGGTCGGACGCGATGTAGAAGTCCTGGAACCGGTTCCCGCCCCGGATGTACTGCAACGCGGCGAGGTTCGCGGTCAGGTCCGCGTCGAGGTCGGCGTCGGTGCCGTTCAGGACGATCCCGGTCGGGGCGAGCGCGTCCAGCATGGCGACGGCCTTGACCTCGAGGGCCTCACGCCATGCCCGCTGGATCTCGTTCCAGATCAGGGTGGACACCTGCGGGTTGCCGCCCTGGTCGATCGTCTCCCGGGTGATCTCCACGACCCCGGACATGCTCGTGGGGGTGATCGTCTGCCCGGTCGTGGTGTAGGTCCCGGCGGTCGGCTCGGTGCCCTCGGAGTGGTCGGACACCAGCGTCGCCGCGCTGTTGAACGCGGGCACGGTGAACGGGGTGCTGTCCGCGATCGAGCCCTTGTTGATCGACGTCCACACCGGGCTGGTGAAGTCGAGGTTGTCGACGAACAGGTCCGGCCGGTTGCGGGTCGGGTTCAGCTCGTTCACGTCGCCGGTGGACACGTCGTCGACGAACGCGGCCTGCATGAACTGGTCGAGGCGCTGCTTGGCCTCCCCGTCGCCGGTGCGGGCGGCCTCGAACAGGTCGGTGGAGAAGTCGTGCTCACTCCGGCGGCCGCCGAACGCGTAGGGCAGGGGCTCACGGACCACGGTCGATGCGGTCCGGCGGGGGTTGACCACGGCGGGGCCCTGCTCGGCGAGCGCGGCGGCCGCGGCGGTGCCGATGGCGGCCAGCTGGTCGGCGGTGAACTGGACAGGCGCGGCGGCCGGAGCGGGCGGGGTGACGGTGGTCGGGGTCGCGCACGGAGTGCCCGGCGCGTGAACCTGCCCGCAAGTCGAGCACGGCATGGCGGTGTTCCCTTCGGGTTGAACGGACGCGGCCACGGACGTGAGCCGAGCGTCGGAGAATGCCGGGGTGGCCGTCAGTGCGGCCCCGGTCAGGACGGCCCTGGAGACCAACTGCACCGACTTGTCGGCCGGGTCAGGCGCGTACTCGAGGATGTCGACCTCGGCGGACAGGCCATCGAGCACCTGATCCTCAGCCAGGGACAGGGCCTGGTCGCCACCCTGGCCGCGACCGACCTTGAACCGGGAGAACACGCCCTGCTCGGACGCGGTGACCTCGGTGGCCGCGCCGAGCAGCTGCGACCGGTCGTGGTCCCGGTTCAGCTTCACCCGGGAGACGGCCGCCTTGTTCCACTCGACACTGCCGGGCGCGAACCGCCACTTGCGGCCCTGGTTGCGGGCCACCGGGCCGAACGGCAGCAGCAGCCCCGACACGGTGCGCCGCTCGACGCTGGCCGCGAACTCGGCGGTGCCGGCGTCGAACACGAACCCGGTCGTGTCGTCGGAGAACGCCGCAGAGGTGACGGCCGTGTTGAGCATGGGACCTCCTGGCATCGGCGCGGGCGGCATCGGCTGCACGGGGGCGGCCTGCGGGACGGGTGCCGGCGCGAGCTCGCGACGCTGCGCGGACGTCAGCTCCGGACGGCCCTCCTGCTCCCGGATCTCATCGACGGTGAGCGCGTCGATCCCGGACAGGGCCACAGCCACCTCGGCGCGGGTCTTCGGGTCCGCCTTCAGGTAGTCGGACAGGTCGAACCGCACCGTGTACCCGCGGCGGGTCACATCACCCATCGAGAACCGGTCCGTGACCGCCCGCATGAACGGCGCGTAGGTGTCGTTGATCCGGTCCTGCCGCCGATCCGTCCCGTTCAGATACGTCCTCGAGGTGGTCGAGATCCCCAGGTCCTCGGGGTCCAGGCCCATCGCGTTGGCGATGTCCAACGCGGCCCGCTTCTGCAGGTCCGCAAGCTGCAGATCAACCGGGGACATGACGTCCTCGGCGACCCGCTTCACCGCCGCCGGGATGTACGCCTCGGTCCGGGTCAGGCGGGCAGCGGCGAAGTCGTCGAGCATCGCCGTGATGTCGGTGTCCTCGGCCGGATCCGCGCCATCGGCCGGGGTCCAGTAGGCCCGCGGAGCCGGGTCGTTCGCGTACATCTCCGCGACCCTCTCGATAACCGCGGCACGGCGGATCGCACGACGCGCAGCGACCAGCAACGGCGGATTCGGCGAGTCGAACCGCAGCATGTCCCGACCGGCGACAACCTCCGTGTCGACCCACACCGCGGCCGACGGATCCTCACCGGACGGCAGCATGTTCAGGGACTGCGCACCGGGCGGAGGGTTCAGGTGCACACGCCCGTTGTCCACGTGCTGCACCGATACCGGAAAGTCGTTCCAACCCCGGCCGATGACCCGCAGCCACCCGATCCCGTCGAACAGCAGATCCTCGACCAGCTGCGCCAGGGTGACCACGTTCGTGGTCTGCGGGTCCAACTGCTCGAGCAGACTCGACCGCTCCACGGCCCGGTTCGGGCCGTACTGCCGCAGCGGGAGGGTCGCGATCGAGCAGATCAGATTCCGGCCGCGCAACACCGCCGGAACCTGCAGAGCGGCCTGCCGGGACACCGACAGGTTCCAGCCCATCCGGTTCGTCGCCACGATCAGCTGATCGACAGGCTCGATCGGGTCCGCGGAGAACTGCGCGGCCGGGGCGGACTCGAAGGACGCGGCACGGCGCACGAAGCGCCAGCGGTCCCTGAATCCCACAGCCTCCAGTGTAGGACTACTACCTATAGAGACCCCACAAACAGCCACGCCGATCGTTGTTGGGTTCCCACAATCACCCAGAGCGCGGACGGCCCCCGACGATCACCCTCGGCTTCCCCACCGGGGTCGGCAACGTCCGGGCCAGGTGACACGCGCCGGCCGCCGCGTACACCGCGTCAACGTGCCCGTCGCCCTTCCGGGAGAACCTCCACGTGTCACCCGACCGCAGCCGCTCAGCCACCGCAACGTGCGCGTCCAGCAGCGGATCACCCGAGTGCACGACCTGGCCGGCCGTCACCAGCTCGGCGAAGCCCATGCACACGCTCGCCGTCTCCGCCCTGATCTCCTCGACCCGCACCCCGGGAGGCGGCCAGCCACGGCGGTCCTTCCGGTCCTTCAGCCGCGCCGCCAGGGCTGCCCCTGGGCCGTTCGGGAGCCAGCCGAGGGCCTTCGGACGGACCCTGGCCAGAACGCCCGGCAGAGCGCGTTCTGCGGCGTCCACGGCACCGATCCCGTCCCACGCCTGGACCGGGTCCACCCGCACCCGCCCGTCGTCCTGGACGGCGGCCGCGTACAACGCCACGTGCTGCCCGTCCGGTGCCACATCGATGCAACAGGCCACCCTCGACCGGTCCAGCGACCCCACCTCGAGGCACCGCAGCCACGCGCCCGGATCGATCGCCGGATCCAGCAGCCGAACCCGCTGACACATCCGCTCCGTCCGGAACCCCGCCAGCGCAGCGCCGCCCAGCTCGACCGCACGCCGGGCATCCGCCAGCAGCGCCTTCACCGGGGTCCGCCGGCCAAGGTTCGGAGTCGCCTGCGCCAGCGCCTCCACATCCTCCGGGTCCGCGCCGTCCGGTGCCGACCACTCGATCAGCCCCAGGTCGCCGCCCGCGTCGAGCTCGGCGAGCGCCTGCGCGCGGAGGTCGTTCAGCACCGCGCTGGAATCGCCACCCGCGTTGGACAGGCACCACGCCTGCGCGTCCATCACCGCGCTCATCGCCGGGACCACCGCGTCCCACGTCCGGTAGTCGGTGTGCTCCCGCAACTCATCCAGGATCGCCCGGTGCACCGTCAGGCCACGG